TTTTAAGTTCGGCAAACTACAAGCAATTTTGCTATTATGTGGATTCGGCATCGGCTCAAAGTTATATGTTTTTGAATAATAGTAATCAAATTGTAACCAATTCAAATTGGGGTTCGTTAAGTTATGCGACCGCATTCCAACCAAATACACGCTACAAAGTCGCATTAGTTTACGCCCCGAATGATTTTGCTTTATATGTCAATGGCGTAAGCGTTGCAACGGCATCTAGTGGAACACCTAAAGACAATGTAGATTTGCAAATTGGTCAGTTCAATGGAACTGAAATGTGCGAATTTGTATTTAATCAATACACACACTTTCCGTCAAGATTAACCAACGCAGAACTTGCATCACTCACAACAATTTAAGCAATGACAAAGATTTTTCGCAAATATGAATGCACCCCCACCGAATGGGCAACGCTTCGCAAGTTAATTGAACAAACCACAACCAACCCCGAGGGCGAACCCGTTACAAGTTGGAAAGATTGTGCAGTTGTTGAGTTGGGATTTTTGCCAATTACCCCCGCAGTTTATGACGGGATGGAGGTAAAAACACCCGCAGTTTTAAGCGACAAATGGGCGGTCGACATTTTGTTTTACACCGAACCACCGAAAGAGTTTGCTTCTTACGAGGTCTATCCACCACCGATGGGTATTCACACTTTCTCAGGTGATGACTCTTTGTACTTGAAGTCTTATTGTGACAAGTTTCCTGACTCGCCTTATTGTGTAATCCCCGAACCTATCAAATAATGAAACATTTTGAGAACGATACAATCGCGAACATTGCAACAGGTATTTCTTGTTCGTCTGCTGTCTTACATTTTGCGACTACTTGGCAACCTTTGTTTTCGCTTATTTTGGCTATCGTTGGTATTGTTTCGGGTTTGTTTGCGATTCGTTACTACGCTAAAAAAATCGACTCTCTCGATGGCAAAGGTTAAGTCTGAGTCATTATTCAGAGCGAAGCCTAAGAATAAACTTCGTAGACATACAAAACACGCGAACAAACACAAAAGCGCAAAGCCGTATAAAGGTCAAGGTCGATGATTGATAGAATCTTCAAGAATTGGAAAACAACTATCTTAGGTGTAGGCGTAATCGTAGCGTCATTTGTACTAGTATTCTTTGAGAAGACTACGTTGAGTGAAGTGAGCGTCTTCTTAGGTGGTGGTTTTATGATGTTATTTATCAAAGACAAAAAAGAATAAACGCTATTCACTAGTAATGAACTTCGAAAGACTTCAATTTCACGAGAATAAACTACCGACATTCAAAGAGAATAAGTCGAAAGACATCTACAACTTTGGTGACGACAACTTGTATCCTGATTTACTCGTTGACTTGTTCTCTAAATCGCCTAAACACAACGCGATTGTTTCAGCGAAAGCGTCATATGTATCAGGTGTAGGTACTGCAATCGTAGCACAGAACACACAAGACATCGCAAAAGCAGAGTCAAAACTCAAGTCAATAAACACATACGAGTCATTCGAAGAAGTAAAGCAGAAAATCGCTTACGACTTAGAGTTGTTCAATGGCTTTGCTGTCGAAGTTATTTGGAATCGCGCAAAGACTCAAATCGCTGAGTTGTATCACATACCATTCAAGAATGTTCGAGTAGGTCTAGACGATTGCTACTACTATTCTGAAGATTGGGCGAATCGTCGTGAAGAGATTGTACATTACAACCCATTCAACGAGAACACTCGTGAGTCAAAGCAGTTGTTCTACTACAAGATGTACAGACCGGGTCAAGGTATCTATCCACTACCTGACTACGTAGGTGCGTTGAAGTACATCGAGATTGACACAGAAGTATCAAATTGGCACTTGAACTCTATTAAGAATGGTTTCTCTGCTCAAACATTGATACAAATGTTCAAAGGTGTTCCAACGCCTGAAGAAGCAAGAAAAGCAAAGCGTAGATTCAAAGACTCTTATCAAGGTACAGACAACGCAGGTGGATTGATTTTGATGTACAACGACCCAAATGAAAGAGAGTCGATTGTATCGAACATTCAACCAAGCGATTTTGACAAGCAGTTTGACATCTTAAACAAAACGGTACAACAAGAAATCTTCGTAGGTCACAAAGTCAACTCACCGATGTTGTTCGGTGTTCGTGTAGAAGGTCAACTCGGTGGTCGTAGCGAAATGATTGAAGCCTACGAGATGTTTCAACAAGCATACGTAGAACCTCGTCAACAGAAAATGGATGAGCAATTGACTTATTTGTTCTCTTTCATTTCGCCTGTAAAACTTGAGACTATCAACAAACCTCCGCTAGGTCTTGACTACTTAGACTTGTACACTAGAAACTTGATTTCGAATGAAGAAGCACGTAAAGAGTTGGGATTGCCTGAACTATCACAAGTGAAGATTCAATCAAACTTGAACGACGCAATCAATTCTTTGTCGCCTTTAGTAGCGAACAACGTATTGTCGAATATGACAATCAACGAGAAGCGTCAACTTGCAGGTCTTACACCTATCGCAGGAGGCGACGCTCTACCAACTGCATCACCTGTCGCTTTATCAAAATCAAATCCTTTTGGATGGGATGACGAGCGTGACTTAAAAGTGTTTGCTCAATTTGGTGAAGATGCTAGTCTATTTGAAGAAGTCAAAATGACTTTTGCTAGCGACATCGAGAAAGCAGTCTTGAACACAATCAAAGAAAACAAGGGAATCACTATCGGTGAAGTTGTAAACATCATTGACGCTGACTTGTTAAAAGTGTCTCAAGCAATAGACAACTTGAACAAGACAGGTATGATTCAACCTGCTGAAGGTGGATTGACAATCACAGAAGATGGCTTGAAAGAAATCGCAGACATCGCAACTGAATTGCTCGTTCGTTACAAATACGAGAAAGCACCGAACACAAAAGGCGACATAATCATTGACACATCTCGTGACTTTTGTCGTAGCGTCGTTCGTGTAGATAGAGTCTATTCTCGTGAAGACATAAACGCGATGAGTGCGTTGCTAGGTTATGACGTATGGAAGCGTCGCGGTGGATGGTACACAATCCCTGATTCATCACCTGCTGTGCATAGACCATCTTGTCGTCACATTTGGGCATCTAAAGTAGTAAGAAGAAGAAAATGACAAACTTTGTATACTTCGTTTCGACCACATATTTGAAGGACAACACTCCTATCAATGAGAACGTAGACGACAAACTCTTAAAGAACGCGATAAAAGAGAGTCAAGAAATCTACATTCGTGACATCATTGGTAGTGGCTTATATAACGAGTTGCAATCTCAAGCGTTTGCAGGTACACTCACAAACTTAAATACAACGCTTCTAGACTCTTATATTGCACCTTGCTTGAAGTACTATACTTTGTGCGAAGCGATGCTTCCTATGACGTTCAAATTGATGAATAAGAGCGTAGCAAGTAGAGAGAGTGACAACGCTAGAGCAATAAGTGTAGACGAGTTGACGCTTTTAGAGAATCGCTATCGTGACAAAGCAGAATACTACGCGAATCGTTTGAGAGATTACTTGAGAGAATACACGAACGACTACCCATTGTTCTTGAATCCCGGCTCAACATACGATACTATACGACCTTCAAGCACTACATTTGTAGGCGGTATATATTTACCTACTGACTATGACGATTGTTTTTGGAACTATGACTTCCCCGACACGGACAAATAAGTGGCAAAAGAACAACGAAGCCAAACTCATCAAATTCTTAAAGAATGACCCTAAATCAAATCATAGCAAAAATCAGGACTCAAGTCGAAAGCCATAAGATGGTCGGCAAGTTCTCTGTCGGTGCTGAGTACAATCTCGCAGTCGACGAGGTCAAGTTCTACCCTCTTGTGTGGTTAGTTCCTGACGGCTTTGATATGGCTACTCGTGATGGTCGCTACGTGAACTATCGCTTTGCTTTGCTAGTTTTTGATAGAGTATTCGAGAGCGAGTCGAATACGATAGAAGTTTTAAGCGATACCGCTCAAATTATAATTGACATTATGGCTCTAATCGACTATCACTACAACAACGATGAAGACTTTCAGTTGATAGTGAGTAGCACAGCAGAGCCTTTCTATGACGCAAAAACAGACATTGTCGCAGGTTATGGCATCCAATTCCAAATTTCTACTCCTTACTTGGCTGATAGTTGCGTTGTACCTGTGTAGCGTCGTGTATGCGTTCTTCACTTTCAAACCGATTGAGAGAGAACCGCTATACATTGAGACTATTTCGTACTATGAAGACACTATCGAAAAAGTACGATTTAAGAAACAACTTCTTCGCGATTCTATTTACTTGTATGACACGATGTATGTTGATACTTTCGCTCGTACTAGTGATGGACTTAAACGCGCAATCGATTTACATAGACACATCGACTCTCTCACAAGCGAATCACTATCTCGTTGAGGGTGCAAAAGCAAGACGCAAAGTTCTTGCATATCAAAAGTTGATTTTGCTAGATTCTATCGAAATCGCACAAATCGACTCTATTCGAACAATTCAATCACGAACAATACAATCTAAGCAAATCGAAATTGATGCGCTTAGAACGCACGAGAAGACGCTTAAATCGCAAGTCATAGTCTTCTCTATTGTCGCTTTTGTTCTTGGTATACTAATATGAAAAAAAATAACGTAGTACGCATCGAAAAAAATTGGGAAGAAACGAAAGTACTTCTCATCTCTGACTTGCATTGGGACAATCCTAAATGTGACAGAACGCTACTCAAGAAGCATCTCGACGAAGCACTTGCAGGCAATCACGACATTCTCATCAATGGCGATTTGTTTTGCTTGATGCAAGGTGCGTACGACCCTCGTAAATCGAAGAGCGACATTCGTGAAGAACACAACGTCGCGAACTACTTTGATGCTATTGTGAACACAGCAGTCGAATGGTTCTCACCTTACGCACATCTTATCAAGTTTGTAGGCTATGGCAATCACGAGACATCAATCTTGAAGCGTCAAGAGACTGACATCATTGAGCGATTTGTGACTTTGCTTAACTACAAGTGTGAGTCAAATGTTCAAGTCGGTGGCTATGGTGGATGGGTTCGCTACAATTTTGACGATGGCTCAAGTCATCATTCATTCAAAATAAAATATATGCACGGATTCGGGGGCGGAGGCGCAGTAACACGAGGAACAATTCAACATAATAGAATGAGTGTCAACGTAGAAGGCGCTGACGCAATTTGGATGGGTCACGTTCACGAAGACTACGAGTTGACTTACACCGTCGAGCAATTGACGCATCAAGACACCGTCATCTTGCGCGATATTCTAATGATTCGTACAAGTGCGTACAAAGAAGAGTACGGCGATGGCTCAAAAGGATGGCACATCGAACGAGGTGCATCTCCAAAGCCTATCGGTGGTCGTTGGTTAATAATGAAACCCTATCGCAATGAGAAGATGATGAGAAAGATTCACGCTTACACACACAAAACGCTATGATTGTAGATGTCTTAATTGTACACGAAGAGAGAAACGACCAAGCGTTTCTAGAAATTGGTGTTGATGCTGAGTTGATAGAGTATCTTGAAGAAGGTCTCGTCGACTTGCGTCAAGTTGTAGCGATAAGCGCGTATCACGAACACACTCAAATCTTCTTAAATGGTGGTCACTCATTGATAATTGACGAAGACTTCTATACTTTTGCGACACGATGGAAAAAGATGCGATAAATCCAAATCACTACAAGACAGGCGACGTAGAAGCAATCGAAGCAATCAAAGCGTCTATGACACAAGAAGCATTTTACGGCTATCTCAAAGGCAATGTGTTGAAATACGTTTGGAGATTCGAAAAAAAGAATCGTCTTGAAGACTTAAAGAAAGCAAATTGGTACTTAACTAGACTCACAAATGAATATCAAGCAAACACCATTCAAGGGTTATAATAAAGAAGAATCGACGAAGAAGCAAATCTATCTTCATCACACAGCAGGAGGCGCAGACGCTATCTCAACTTTTAAGTTTTGGGATGCAGACGCAGTCAACGTCGCGACTTGTGTCGCTATCTCTCGCTCAGGTGAAATCGTACAAGGCTTCGAATCTAAGTTTTGGGCTTATCACTTAGGCTTGAAGTCATCTCATTTCTTAGGTCTACCATACACGAATCTAGACAAGAACTCAATCGGTATCGAGATTTGCAATTGGGGATATTTAACACAAAAAGGCTCTAAGTTTTATAACTACGTAGGCAAAGAAGTTAAAGATGTGTGCAAACTAGACACACCTTACAAAGGTTATACGTACTTTGAGAACTACACAAAAGAACAAATCGCTAGTGTAAAAGAGTTGCTTTTGCTATGGCGTGACAAATACGCTATTGATTTAACGTACAACGAAGACATTTGGCAAGTCACAAAGCGTGCATTGAGTGGCAAGAATGGAGTGTTCACACACAACTCAGTACGCAAAGACAAGATAGATGTCTACCCACATCCACTATTGATAGAAATGTTGAATGACTTTTGATGAATTTTTGAACGGCTTAGGCGAACGAGCAGACTCTTTCGTCACAAAAGGAGACAGCGAGTTGAATCAAATCATCGCGAACTTTTGGAATGGTGTCACAAAGCAACTCGAAGAGCAACTTGACAAACCTAAGCGTCGAGGCAAATTCACATACGATTCAAACGCAAGTGGTCGATTGCGTCAATCTATCAAACCACTAGAGACAACGAGAACACCTACGTCGTTGACAATGCGTCTAGGAATGGAAGACTACGCTGAGTATGTCGATGGAGGTCGTCGTCGTGGTAAACGCCCACCTGTACAAGCGATAGAACAATGGCTCATCGATAAAGGCATTCAAACTCGAACAGCGAAAGGTCAAGACCCTATCACAGCGCGTCGCAACAAAGCACAAGCAATCGCAAACGCGATAGGTCGACGAGGCATCAAACCTACAAAATTCATACGCAACGTATGGAATCAACAACTTCTAGACGGCATCTCGACAGAACTTGCTACTAAACTAGGCAACAGAATCTTCTCAGTAGACATCAAATAATTTTTCTATTTTGTTTGCATAGTGAAAAAATTGTTGTACTTTTGTGATGTATGACAAACATAGAAAAGATTCAAGAAGAACTAAAACACAAGCACTATCACGGTCTTCAAAAGACTATTCACGAGAGAACAGGTCTTTCGCTTCCTACAATTCGTAAGTACTTGAAAGGTGACGTGTATCACCCAACAGCGGTCAAAGTATTCAAGACAGCAAAAGAAATCATTGAACAAATCGAAAACTAATATGAACAAATCTGAATCAATCAAGAACATTGGACTTGCTCTGTGCAAGTTTCAAGCAACAATCGGCAAAGTGTCGAAAGAAGCAAACAACCCATTCTTCAAGTCGAAGTACGCATCACTAGCGAACATCTTAGACACTATTCAAAAACCTCTCAGCGATTGCGGTCTTGCGTTTGCGCAACTACCTGACGACGACGCGTTGACTACTATCTTAATTCACAGCGAGAGCGGTGAGTGGATTGAAGCATCGTACAAGATGCCTGTCGCAAAACAGAACGACCCTCAAGCGATGGGTTCTGCTATCACGTACGCACGTCGCTACGCTCTAGGCGCAATCTTAGGACTCAACATCGACGACGATGACGACGGTGAGAAAGCAATGGGTCGCGCACCACAAAAAGAAACGCTCACTCCTAAGCACGCTAATTGGGCAAAGGCAGTAGAACACATCACTCGTGGTGGTAAAATTAGCGACATCACAAACAAGTATCACTTGAACGAAGTAGACTACAAATTGTTGTCGACTGCAAAATGAATGTTTGAGAATGGTTACGACTACGCAAAGTGAAGAGCAATGGCAAGAATTGCGTCGCTCTAGATTTACTGCTTCACAGATTCACAAGTTGATGGGTACTCCGAGAAACAAATCGGAGTACTTGAGTGAGACTGCAAAGACATTCGTCTATGAAAAAGGCGCAGAGATACTGACAGGCATAAGACCTGAAATCTATGGTCGCGCTCTCGAATGGGGAAAAGAACACGAACGTCAAGCGTATGAAGCGTTTGACCCTTTCAACACACTAGCAACGTACTACGGAGGTGAGACATTCGTCTTCGTAGAATATGGCGACTTTGGTGGTTATTCACCTGACGCGCTAGGTGACGACTTCATCGTTGAGTTCAAGTGTCCTTTCAATAGCGGGATTCATCTACGCAACTTCTCTATTAAGACAAACGAAGACTTGAAGAGTTTGCATCCTGACTACTATTGGCAAGTTCAAATGGGTATGATAGCGACAGCGTGTGAGAATGCGTTCTTTGTTTCTTATGACCCTAGATTCGTTGACTCACATCGTACGCACATAGTACAAATCACGCTTGACGACGTAAAAGACTTGATTGACGAGAAGTTATACTACGCAGGTCATCTACTTCAAAGTGTCATAGAATTGTCATAAAGCAAAATAAATAGAAAAAAAGTTTGCAAAGTACTTGCATATATGTTTTCTAGATGTATCTTTGCTATATCAAATGAAACAAACTATGAAAAACTACAACAACTTAAACGAAAACGAAATCTCTATTTTGAACTCAATCGTCAAAGCATCTGATAAGTCAACAGGTGGCGACTTCACATATTTCGATGAAGTAATGGAGTTTGTAACAAATTTCACAGAGCAACAAGTAAAAGGATATTTGTCTCAGTTGAAACAAAAAGACTACGTAAGAGTAAGCGACGATAAGTTTTGTCAAATTTATCCCGGCAAGTTTGTTGATTTTTTAACTGAATACGAATTCTAATAGATACAAAATGGGGGTGTAACAGCCCCCTCTATTTACAAGACTATGGCACTAGACATCATATACCCAATTTTATTGACTCCTATCACTATTGCGGTGATGTACGCGAGTCACGTGTTGACAAAGAAGTCGAAGAAAGAAATTCAAGAAGCGACTCCTTATCAGTTTGAAAGAGACGAAATGATTGAAGGCTTCAACGAAGCAATTCAACATCAGCGTCAAGAGTTGTATCGTATGTATAAAGGAAACGCAAAATGACAAGAATCGTACAAGCAGTCGTAAACAATGAACTAGAGTTTCGTGTCTACGAGAATCAAGAAGTAGTTGCTCGTTTTACTAAACAGCATCACGCTCAACAATTTGTCAATCGTCTAAACAAAACAGCGTACGTGTTAGTCAACGAAGACAACGACATCATTTGCGCGTTTGATAGCGAACCGACAATCGAAGAAGTAAAAGACCAACTAGAAGCATCGTATTCAATGGACTTGAGTTTGAGCAACTTTACAAATGGCTCATTCTACTCACACTACGAAGTCTATGGTGACAACTTTCACGAAATTATCACAATCTTCAAAACACAACTACTATGACACAATTTCAATTTTGCGTATGGCTAGGATTCATTGTACTCTCTTTTGTTCTAGGCTTCTATTGTGGTAAATATGACGAACAGGATTGAGCAGTTCGAGCGAATGTATATGGACATCGCTCACATAGTTTCTCAACTATCTAGGTGCAATCGTAAAAAAGTTGGCGCAATCATAGTTAAAGACGGAAACATTGTCTCATTTGGCTACAATGGTACACCTACAGGATTTTGCAACGAGTGTGAAGAGAACGATGTCACAAAAGATGAAGTGATTCACGCTGAGATGAATGCAATCTTGAAAGCGGGTACAAAGACGCAAGGTGCAACGATGTACGTCACGATGTCGCCTTGTATTGAGTGCGCTAAAATAATCAAACAGAGTGGCTTAAAATGCGTCGTATACGATGAATTGTATCGCGACACTAAAGCACTTCAAAAATTGAAAATCAATTACAGACAAATATGAAAAAAGAATCTCAAATCAAAAAGGTAAAAAGTCACTTGTTGAGTGGTAAATCTATCACACCAATTGACGCGCTCAATTTGTATGGCTCGTTTAGACTCGCCGCGCTGATTCACGTACTACGTCACAAAGAAGGACTAGACATCGTGTGCGATGAGACAGAAGGATTCGGCAGATACTCAATTGAAACGAAAAAATAGTTTTGCTATTTACTAGAAATTGGCTACATTTGTAGCGTTGGTTAGCAAATGCGGGTTTGCTGAAAATCAAAAGACCGTACCCTCGTGGTAGAGTTGTTCCCGCAGACACTCTACTATGGGGGTTTTTTTATGCAAAAAAGAAATGAGCAAAGACCCTGCTGTGTTATTTTACACAAGTGATTTTTTAACAGGTACAACCTTAATGACAAACGAGCAAGTCGGTAAGTATATACGACTTCTCTGTATTCAACATCAAAAAGGCGTACTAAGCGAGAAAGATATGTTGAAGATATGTGAAACATATGATGAAGACATCTTTGACAAATTCGAAAAAACAGAAGAAGGATACTTCAATAAACGAATGAGAGAAGAGTTCGAGAAGAGAAAGAAGTATAGTGAATCAAGAGCGAATAATCGTAAGAAGAAAGAAGATATGAATAACATATGTAAAACATATGATGAACATATGGAAAATGAAAATGAAAATGAAGATGTAAATAATAAAAAGACTACACGTTTTACTAAACCAACTCTAGACGAGTTGAGAGATTATATGGATTCAATAGGAATGAATGACGTATCAAACAAGTTTTTCGACTTCTATGAATCAAAAGGTTGGATGATAGGAAAAAACAAGATGAAAGATTGGAAGTCAGCAGTTCGAACTTGGAAACCAAATAATTTGAAAGTGTCAACAAATCAACATAAACTTGCAACACTATGAATCTAGAACAAATGATACTATCAAACTTGCTGTTCTACAATGATGCAAGACACTTCTTACCACAAATCAACAAGAATTGGTTCACACAAGACTTCTCACGTCGCATCGTAGATGTGATGACACAATTGTACTACGACAATCAACCTGTCGACTTAGTGACGCTCTCAAAGCATTTCACAAAAAAAGAAGTTTTTGAGATTATTAAGATACAACAAGAAGCAAGTGGGTTGACAAACATCAAAACACATCTTCAAACTCTAGAATATAACTACATCAAAACAACTCTCATTGATAGATTGTCACACTTGAACTTGACAAAAGAACTTGATGAGATGGTCAAAGACTTGCAATCGATTCTTGACGAGACGACATTCTCGACACACAAAGAACCTGACTCGATAGTAAAAGTCACAAACAAAGTAGTTGACCAAATAGTTGAGAATAGTCTCAAAGGTGGTGCGCTAACAGGCAAACAAACAGGATGGCGATACTTAGACAAGTACATAGGTGGTTACAACGAAGGCGATTTGATAGTCGTAGCAGGTAGACCGGGAATGGGTAAGACTGCAATCGCTCTCACGCTCACAAAAGACTTTGCGAAGTACAACTACAAAGCACTCTTCTTGTCGCTTGAGATGTCAAACGAACAACTTGCAAAGCGATACTTGTCTTTGATAGGCAACATCGAAAATTGGAAGATTCGCAATGGTCGTCTAGAACAAATCGAGATAGACAAAGTCATCAACACAGCAAACAATCAATCAATCGAGTTCTTCATTGACGATGACGTTGATACATCTATTGCGCAAATCAAAGCAAAGGCGAAGTTGCATAAGTCTCGCAAAGGTCTAGACTTACTCGTCATAGATTACATACAACTAATCAAAGGAACAAAAGCAAATCGTGAGCAAGAGATAGCAGAAATCTCACGAGGTTTGAAACTACTAGCAAAAGAATTGAAAATCACGGTCATCGTACTTGCTCAGTTGTCACGTAAAAGCGAAGAGCGACAAGACAAAAGACCTATGTTGTCAGACTTGAGAGAGTCAGGTGCGATAGAACAAGACGCAGATATTGTGATGTTTCCTTTTAGACCTGCATACTACGACACAGAGAAGCCCGACGTAGAAGAAGCGGAACTAATTATCGCAAAGAATCGAAACGGAGAGTGTTGCACAATACCTACTACATTTGAAGGCAAACTAACTGAATACAAAGAACGCTTATGAAAACAATAAAACTAGAGAACAACATTCTTGAAGACGAATACACTCGATATGTGTGTGAATCGTTTGACATTCAAGATTCAACAAAGACAAGCGTAGAAATACCTGTCAATTTTGCAGAGTGTAGAAACTTTGATTGGAACATTGGAGTCATCTACGGAGGTAGTGGCACAGGCAAATCAACGCTTTTGAAGCATTTTGGTGCGATTAGAACGATTCAATTTGACGAATCGAAGTCTCTTATCTCAAACTTTGATTGGTTGCAACCTAGCGACGCTTGTTTACTTTTGTCTTCAATGGGTTTGTCAAGTGTTCCAACTTGGTTGAGACCATATCGTACGCTCTCGAATGGTGAACAATATCGCGCACAATTAGCGTATCTTGTTGGTATTGCAAAAGAAAACGAAGTTGTACTTGTGGATGAGTACACAAGTGTCGTAGATAGAGACGTAGCAAAAGCGATGTCTTATGCGCTTCAAAAATTCATACGCAAGAACAACAAGAAAATCATTCTCGCTAGTTGTCACTTTGATATTATGGAGTGGTTGCTACCTGATTGGACATATTCACCATTGAAGGGGCGTGTCGAGAGACACGACTATCTTCGGCAATCAAGACCATCAATTGAGTTTTCGGTATTTCGATGCAGATATGAAACTTGGCGTATATTCAAACACCATCACTATTTGACACAAGACTTGAACAAAGCGGCAAAGTGTTTTTGTTTGACGTGGAACGATAAACCTACAGCATTTATTGCTATTTTACCGCTACCTAGTGGTACGATACAAAATGCGTTTCGTGTTAGTAGATTGGTTGTTCTACCTGATTACCAAGGTCTAGGTTTTGGTATCAAATTACTAAACTATTTCGGGTCGCTATACAAAAATATAGGCAAGACGCTATACATCAAGACAAGCAACCCTTCACTATTTATGGGGATGCAACGCAATGAGAAAAATTGGCATCTTGTTCTTGAGAATAACAACATAGAAGCAATCAAAAAAATCAATGAGAAACTAGTAGCAGATGGCAAAGACAATGGCTTAAAACTACGCAAAGAATCAATCACAAAATCTTATAAATACATTGGCGAACAAACAAACATAGACACAAAGATTGTCGAGTTTAGCGCAGACGCTTACAAAGATTATTCACAAAGACAAATATCTCTATTTTAATATGAATCACTATCAAGACTTACACAACGCAAAGCAAGAAAATCGTCGTCTTAGACTATTAATCATTGAACAAAAGAATCAATACGAGAAAATCGTCAACGATTTAAGACGTGAAATCTTAAGACCCAAGATTGACATAACACAAACTAGCGCACAATGGGCAGATGTAATGCGCGCAGTATGTCAAATCTACAACATCACGCCTGATGACATCTATTCAAAGAACAGAACGCAACACATACTCTATGCTCGACACACATTCAATCATATATGTAGACGCACATTGAGAATGTCTCTTGAGTCAATAGGTAGAATCATTAATCGAGACCATTCTACCATCATACACAGCGTACGACAAACAAACGACTTGATTGAATATGACAGACAATTCTCCAAAACCTATCAACAGACTCACGAACTATTGGATTCTTATCGCGACGAAGAGTCTTCAATCGTCGATACACATATTGAAAGAAGAGAGCGATGTGTTGCGCACGAAGAAACGATATGAGAAAGACGGCTATTTTGTAACGATTGAGAAAAAATAATTTGTAATTACAAATAATCTTTCTATTTTTGCATTGTTGAAGAAGACGCAAATCATTGAAAACTTGACAACTCAAAAGTGGGTATTCGATACGTGTCTTCGCATCTCAAAGAATAAAGAACTAGCAAGAGAACTCTATCAATACTTTTTTCTACTACTACTCGAAAAAGATGACGCATATGTTGAGAAACTACACAACGACGGCTACTTACAATGGTGGGCAATCAAAGTACTTCACACAGCCATCAACGGCAATCGTCACCCATTTCAACAGAATCGCATCTACGACAGCGTTGACGTGTATGAGTGTAACTTACAAAGCGACGACAAAGACCATCTAGTAGAAGAAGAAGACTATGAGCAAGAGCGAAGCAAGATACGAGCGTACGACTTTATCATTGAGAGTTCTCATTGGTATGAGCGTGAACTATTTAAGATGTGGCTTGATGGAAACTCCGCGCGTTCACTACATCGCAAGACAGGTATCAGCGTTCGTGAGATACTTCGCGTCGTTAAATTGATGAAACAACTAGTACAAGAACAATATGAAAAAACTCACCCCAATGACGTTCGTCGATAGATTTATGACGAATCTAGCAAAACTCTACGATGAGCAAGGCGACACACAACGCGCAAACGAAGTGCGTGGCATTCACAAACAATTTGAAGGTCTTCTCGAAGAAGAATCTCAAATCATTCACAAAGCATTTGTAGACGGCTACGAGACAGAACTCAACGCTCACTCTACAAAGTCAAACATTTTAGCACAACTTTACATAAAAGAAAACTACGTATGACACATCTTGAAATCTTAGGTATCGCATCATTCAGCGTGATACTCGTCAACTTTGGCAAACCTGCTGACATCATTAAGGCTTATTTGTATGGTCGCAATCCATTCAATTGGAAACGATTGAAGCCTCTCGACTGCGCATTTTGTATGTCGTTTTGGATTGGCTTAGGTTATTTTACATATCACTACGGATTGACAGGCGTTCTTTATGCGTCAATTTCGACTATTATTGTAGCACTATTAGAAACAAAAATATGAACTTTGAAGACATCGAGTTTGTTGTATCGCTTGAGCCGAAATACAACGCTTACAAAAAGACACAAGTGTTGTCATTAAACCCTGAAGAAGCACATCGCTTGAGAACAATCTATCAATCATTGTATGGTCGTTCAATGCCATCTTGTTCTACTTGCTTCGTAGAGAGTTACTTCTCGCTGTTGATTTTCTGTCAGCAGAAACTTAACTCAATCAAAGAACAAGCAGAATGGCGTGAGAAACAACAAGCAATCGAGAGAGCGACTATCGCAGACGATGAGCAACCCAAGCGTAGAAGAAAGAAGACAAATGAAGACACCGATAGAAAAACTATTTGACTATCTTAGAGCGATGTATCCTCAAGCAATGCCTCACACAGCAGAGCAAGAGCGACTACTAGTCGACGAGAAGATACATCTTCAAGAAGCATACAACGCAGGATTCTCGTACGCAAAGAAAATGTATGAAAGCAATACTTGAGTTCAATCTACCTGAAGAGCAAGAGCAATTTGAAGACGCTTGTAATGGTTCAAAGTGGTCACACGCTATGTGGCAACTCGACCAATTCTTGAGAACAAAAGTCAAGTACGCTAGTGATGACGTTCACGAAGAAGCAATCAACGCTTTTGAAGAAGCAAGAGAAGAACTGCGTCGCATACTAAACGAAGAGAATCTTGAAATGAGATGAAGAAACACACGATGACATACTTGAATCATTTTGGCTACGACATAAGCGACTTCATACCTTGCGAAGTATGCGAGAGAACTGCTGTCGACATTCATCACATCGAAGCACGTGGAATGGGTGGCTCAAACACAAAAGATGTCATCACAAATCTTCAAGCGTTGTGTCGAGAATGTCACACGAAATTTGGAGACCAAAAACAATACAAAGACTTTCTCAAAGAGAAGCATCGAATCGCTTTGAGCAAGTGTCAGAAATAAAGAAAAAATAGAGAATACTATGGCACACGAGAACTCAATGAAAAATTTGAAACCCTTTCAAAAAGGAGTAGTCACAAACCCGAACGGAAGACCAAAGAAACTAGTCACGCAACTCAAAGGATTAGGCTATTCAAAAGACGACATCAATCAAACTTTGATGAATATGGTCGCTATGTCTCGTGAAGAACTCACAGAGATAGACAAAGGAAACGACTACACTATTCTAGAGCGCATCGTAGCAGGTGCGTTGCTTAAATCACACGACAAGAACTCACTCTTCTCACTTGAGACGTTGCTCACTAGAGTACACGGCAAACCAAAAGAAGAAGTAGAGACAACAATCAAAACAGAAGAACCTATCAAAATAACACTTAAACTAGACTAAATGACAACTTACATCGGCAACGGATGGGAGAACGAGTACGGAATCAATCTCTCAATCAACATCAAGAAACTAAACGACGCTATCTCTAGCGGTGAACTTATCGTCAATCAATACGGTGACGTTCGAATCAACTGCAAGAAGATGAAAGCGCCTCACGAGAAATCAAGAGCGACTCACGCTGTAAGTGTTCCACAACCCAAAAGGACTGAAGACGTACCATTCTGATGAAAAAGACTTGGAGAGGTTCTGACGTGTTACCACCACACGACGAAGACTTGAAACTCGTCATCAATCAAAGTGACGAAGTGACTCTTGCGCGTTATATGGATGATATGTGGATTGACGAATACACAAATCGCTTGATACACGTACGCTATTGGATGCCTATACCTATCGCCCCAAACGAATGAGAATACTTGCACTAGCAGACGGAATGAATGGTGTTGTGTATCACAGGATATACACGCCATTAATGCGTCTACAACTCGACAATTACGCTACTATCGACATCGCTCAAGACAGCGATACAATGATGAATCTCGTTGACTTTAAGAACTACGACCTTGTTGTGTTCAATCGTTGGCTCGGAAAGCATCACTACGACATCTTAAAGAAGATAGCACAAGCGAAGACAAAGTACATCGTAGACGTTGACGATTATTGGGTACTACCTAAATTTAACCCCGCTTATTGGGCGTATCGCAACGGAATAAAGAACGCAATCAAAGACGCTCTTCACTACGCTGATGGTGTCACTTGCACAACTCGTCAACTACTCGAACAAGTCAAGCAATACAACAAGAATGCAATCGTATTGCCTAACTGCTTAGACTACGAACACGAGCAATGGAGACACTCACGACTCGCAAACGACAAACCAAAAGTAGGTTGGGTCGGTGGCATCACACATCACGAAGACTTGAAACTCATCGTCGATGACATCACTCGTCTAGGCAACGAAGGCTTGATTGACTTCTATTTATGCGGTTACACACCAAGCGACATATGGGATTCAATCTGCTCGATGTTCAAAGGTGATTGGTTTCACATCGTACGTGGTACAAACGCAAACGCATACGGTGAAGTCTACAAACACTTTGACGTAGCAATCGCACCTTTGCAAACTACAAAGTTCAATTCTTGCAAGAGCGAGTTGAAGATAATTGAAGCGAGTGCGTATGACTTGCCTATCGTTGTGAGCGCGTGTGAACCATACTTGAATCACATCGACAATGGTGGTGTCATCTTCTCAAAGAATGACGAGTGGTACGACTCAATCAAACAAGCACTCTTAAACGCTTCTCACTTAGGTTCTAGCAACGCTCACTATTGCAAGAAGTTTCACGACATCAAACTTTGGAACATCGAACGTCTTAAGTTCTACGAAAGAGTATGCAAATAGAGTACGTGAGACCGCGATTGACTTCTTATCAAAAGAACATCCTTGACTCAAAAGCAAGGTACACAATCACGTCAGCAAGTACTAAAACAGGCAAGACCGCATCACACATCATTTGGCTCTTTGAACAAGCACTCAAGTTGCGCGATGGTCAGAGTGTGTGGTGGGTTGCACCTGTATACCAACAAGCAGAAATCGCGTATCGTCGTATGAAGACGCAAGTCACAGACAAGAACTTCTTTTTGACAAACGAGTCGAAGTTGTTGTTGACTTTGCCAACAGGTGCGAGAATAGAGTTCAAGAGCGCAGAGAAGCCCGACAACTTGTATGGTGACGACGTGTACGCTTGTGTCTTTGACGAAGCATCACGAGCAAGAGAAGAGTCGTGGTTCGCTCTACGTTCTACACTCACAGCAACACAAGGCAAATGCAAGTTGATAGGAAACGTCAAAGGAAAAAAGAATTGGTTCTACAAACTAGGCGAACGAGCAAAGCAAGGCGAACACGACTACGAATACTTTAAGATTACAGCGTACGACGCAGTCAACGAGGGTATCTTGCAACTAGATGAAGTAGAACAAGCAAAGAGAGACTTACCAAAACACGTGTTCGATGAGTTGTATCTTGCTGAACCTGCTGACGACAAATCAAATCCATTTGGTATTGACTCAATTCGAGCGTGCTACAAACGCACTACGAACGCACAGGTCGTCGCATATGGTATCGACTTAGCAAAATATACAGACTACACGGTGATAGTCGGTCTAGACGCTTCTAATTGCGTCGCGTATTGTGAACGCTTTCAAGCAGATTGGGGGCAAACTCAACAACGAATCATACAACTAGTACAAAACACACCCGCTTTTATCGACTCAACAGGCGTAGGAGACCCTGTCGTAGAGCAAATACAACGAGCGTGTTCTCGCGCTCAAGGCTTTAAGTTCACATCACAATCAAAGCAACAACTTATCGAGGGTCTAGTTCTTGCAGTACAACGCACAGAGATACGTTTCCCTGAAGACCCAATAGGATACGAGATGGAATCTTTCGAATACGAGTACACGAGAACAGGTGTCAGATACTCTGCACCTAGCGGACTACACGACGACTGCGTTTGCTCTCTTGCTCTTGCTTTAGATTGCAAGTCGAAGAACAAACCCGGTCTTTTTTATTTTGCATAGAATGAATTGGAAAAATATAACAATCGAACAACTACAAGAACTCGCTTCTATCAATCACTTTGAAGGCGTAGAGAGACGCATACATCAAATCGCTATCGTGAATCGTTTAGATATAGACGAAGTCGAAGAGATGTCTCTTGAGCAGATTCTCAAAGAAGTAGAGAAGTTGTCGTTCTTGAACGAACTACCTAGCGACAAACCTATGTTCGCTTTCAAGCATTACAAGAAACGCTATCGTCTTATCACAAACGCGCAAGAGATGAACGCTCATCACTTTATTGAGTTACAGCAAATCAAAGCAGACGACATCATTGAGAACTTGCACAAGATTCTAGCGATGCTGTCGTACGAAGTCGACATCTTTGGTCATCGCGTGAAAATCTCAAAAGGTCAAGTCGCTCAAAACTTCGAACAACGATGCGAAGACTTTAAGACTTTGAGTTGCTCGTTCGCTTATTCGTACGCATCTTTTTTCTTGGCACTCTATCCAATGTTGTTGACCGCTACCCTCGATTATTTGAAGCAGGAGATGAGCAACTTGACAAAGTAGAGGTAAGTCCTTTCTCGTGGCTAGAACTCATCGACAAGATGGCAAATCGTGACAGAACAAAATGGGATTTCTTTCTAGAGATGTCATTGATTGAGTTCTTCAACGCTATCGCATACTACAAAGCACAAACGCAAGAGCGCAACAAACGACTAGAGCAAAGCGCAAACAAAGGCTTCCAACCTTATGTCATCGCTGTTCTCAATGAGATGCTGTAAGAAATAGTATAACTTGTCATAAAACGTACTAAACTATATGATTTTGCGTATTTTATGACACGTTAAAGTTAAAAAATCTCATCACTTCATCAACTTATAGGTTTATTTCATTGTCATAGAATTGTCATAAAACAAAAGAAAGTGAAAAATAATTTGCGATAAGTGTTGCATATGTCAGAAGAAGTAGTACTTTTGCTATATGAATATGACACAAGAACAAAAAAACATTCAAAATCAACCCTATGTAGGTATGCTGATTTTTATGACTAAAGAGAATTGCACTTATGTAATTGACGAAATGTCGGATAAAAGAATTTATATGACAGCGGTTGAAGATTGCAAAAAGGTATCTATGACATCAAGTGGGACATATAAAAATCACAAAAAGATGTGGTCAAACATTGATTCTTTCTATGTATGTCTTCAAGTTGGCACATTCAAAATAATCTAAACAAAACAAACTATGAAAAAGCAAACCTACACCGGATTCAATTACTTGAGCAGTATGACCGAAAATGAGCAAACACAATGGAAGAATGCAATCATTAGAGACTTGCACTACAAAGGCTACTCTCAAGAATTTTCAGAGGCGTACATCTATCGCTTCTTGTGTGACACGTACAATTCAAAGCGTCAATTCTTATTTCAATCATTTGTATTTGAATCGGCGACGTTTGGAGTTGACTATTGGATGAACATTGCAAATAAATAATTCAACACCTAGAATCTTAAAACAAGAGAGACTCACAAGGTCTCTCTTTTCATTTTGAGACGAGAGTGTTGCTTCGCTATTTTAAGAAGTGGCACTCTCAATCACACAACAACCAAACGCAAACGCACCCGCATACAACGATACGAACTTTGTAATCACAGAGTCAAGCGGTGCTATCTACACAAAAGACAATTTCAAGTTCATTTGTGAAGTAAAGCAAAACACTACTTCACTAGCGAAACTCAAAGCACCTATCTACTACGGCTCTACAAACAAAGGTGTCTTCAACATCTCACGCATTCTAGAGAACTACGTCACATACGACTTCAACGTCAACGACACTCTTGCTAGTGGTTGCACAAATAGTGCGATGTCATATTCAGTAGAGTTTGGCTACGAGTACTCAACTAGCGCGACAGGTTCTATCACAGAATACACGAACTTAACAAGCGCAACAGGTAACGTGTGGAACGCTTCGCTCAACGCGATTGACTTAGTCAACTACAATGGTCAATACACAATGGATGGCGACGGCAAGTTCTTGACACCGATTCGCTCGAAGATTATTCATCGCACACAAAAAGACTTTCTCTACGCTATTCGCAACACAGCGACAAGCGCAGTCATCACATACTCAAACGCATCTACTCAGACGTTGACACTACCTAGCGCAACGATTGTGCGCATTCCTAGCGGTTCTCAGTTGTCAATTCCTAGCGGTGCGACATACTACGACATCGTTCTCAAAAATGGTGGCACAACATTGAGCGAGACTTATCGTGTCAACTTGATTGACGAGTGTTCAAAGTACGAGACGACTGACTTGTTCTTCTTGAACTCTTTAGGTGGCTTTGACTCGTTCAGATTCAATCGCGTTCGTCGTGACACATACGACACACAACGCAAGACGTACAAAGCAAACCCTTACACGCTAGGTGCGACATACGCTTATCAAACATCTTCTTTCAACTCTAGAACGTACGACACAATCACAAGTCATCGTGTGAAGATGTTCTCGAATTGGATTACAGAAGCACAAAGCGAATGGCTCAAAGACTTGATTGACTCACCTATCGTCTACGCTTATGATGGTACTACACTCGTAGCAGTAAACATCGAGACAGCAAACTATGAAGTCAAGAAGCACGTTCAAGACAAAGTCTTCAATCTAGAACTAGACATCGTATATTCGTTCGATAGTAAGAGACAAAGACAATGATAGAAATTTATGTATCAATTCCCGCTTCGTTGCTTGAAGTAATTGAAGCAAACTACGAGAGTCGTGTTCTCAGCGCAGTCGAAGAAGGTGAAGAGTGTCGTATCAACAAAGAAATCGCTCTAGGTGGGTCGTGGGTCAATCGTAAACTAGACACATACAACAACATCTCAACGCTTATCACGCGCTCTATTGCTGACATTAGAGAGCCTCAATCGCGTTCTAGTGAATGGTCAAAGACAATTGAACTTCCCGGCTCAAAGAATAACAACATAATTTTCTCGCACTTATTCGAAGTAGAGCAAAACATCTCTTCGAGTGTGCAGTTCACGCCTGATTTTAACCCTAATCTCAAAGCGAATGTCATCTTGTATAGTGATGGTGTTGAGCAATTGCGTGGATTCTTGCGTCTATTGTCTATCAAAGTAGACGACTCAACGCACATCGTCTACGAAGTTACACTTCACGGTCAAACCGCTGACTTGTTCACTACTCTAAGTGAGCGCAAATTGAACGCACTAGATTTCAGCGAGTACAATCACACGCTCTCTAGTGGCAACGTCATTGATTCGTGGGCGACTCAAATCTACAAGAACAACGCTACTCAAGCGTTTGCATATGGTGAGGGCTATATGTACGCAATGATTGACAAAGGTCATCCTCGCAACATTACACTTTGGGAGACTAACGAGTTCACGCCTTGCTTGTACGCAAAGACTATCGTCGACAAGATGTTCTCAAACACGTCGTACACTTACACGAACGATTCGTTCTTCAACAGCGATAGATTTAAGAGATTAGTCATCCCACCGCCATCGTCTTTGACTATTGATAGTGCAACACTAGAAGCACGTCGTTTCAAAGCATCTAGAATCACATCGTCGCAATCACTAGACTTGTTGTCGACTTTGATTTTTCAGAACGATTCAACAGCAGGTAACTACGACAATGGTGGGAACTACAACCCAACGACAGGGCAATACACCGCACCTGTTGGAGGCAACTACGTTTTCGATGTATCACTCGACATCAACTACAACTCAACGGGTTATACACCTGTGTATCAAGAAGACATATGGCTTGTCTTTGGTTTGTATGTCAATGGAGTCAAGCGTACGACTGCAACGGTGACGGTAGACTTTGGCTCACCTGCTTTCAACATAGACTTGTACTTCTCGCCTAGCACTTTGCTCAATGGCGACGTAGTAGAAATCAAACTCGTTCAAGTATACGACAACGCAAACGCATACAACTTGTCAAATAGTCAGTTCTCTTTATTTATTGGCATAGGTTCAAACATTGAGAACAATTTGACTGCGTTCACTTACGGCTATGGCGAGACGGTAGACTTTGGTGTTTTCTTGAACAGCGAAGTCAAACAAAGCGACTTATTGCTATCGTTTGTCAAGATGTTCAATTTGTACATCGAAGCAGATAGAGACAATCCTAAAGAGTTGAGAATTGTTCCAAGAGATGAGTTCTACAATGGCTCACAAGTCAATTGGACACAAAAACTAGACTACTCTCAAAGCGTCGAGATTGTACCGATGGGTGAACTAGAAGCAAACCCTTACAAGTTCGCGTACAAAGAAGGCAAAGACGAAGCAAACGTCTTGTATCAAGAATCGTATCAAACAACATACGGCTCTCGTACATATCAAGTCGAGAATCAGTTCGTCAAAGAAGAGAAGAAGATTGAAGTCGTTTTCTCACCTACTCAAATACGCTCTTACAATTCACAAAAGAACTTCGTTTTGTCGTATGTACCAAACGCTCAAGATGGTGACTTGCGAGTGATGTACTACTCAGGTCTAGCAAGTGGTGTCAATTGGTTCTTATACGCTCAATACGCAGGTGTAGGATTCACTCGCTCAAATCGCTTCTCATTGCCTATCACTACGCATCTTGACTCTATCACAAATCCTACGTTTGACATCAATTTTGGGATGCCTCGTGAGATAGGTCTCGGCGCAGGTTACAAATACACAAACGCGAATCTTGTCAATACATACTACTATCGCTTCTTGACTGAAATCACGTCAAAGAACTCGAAGATATTAAGAGCGTATTTTCGCATCACTACAAAAGACTATTTGAACTTGAGTTTTGCAGACGCATACTTCTTCGAAGGTCAGTATTGGCGATTAAACAAGATAGAAGACTACGACCCAAATGGTGACTCTGTGTACTTGTGCGAGTTCTTACTTGCGCAGTTTATACAACCCGCTACGATTACACAAAAGACAATCGGTGCAGGTACAGGTCAAGGTCAACAAGGCGAGACATACGGTGACATCTATCCCGGTGGAAACATACCAATCAAGCCCGGTATCAAGGGCGTGTCAGTAGGTGGTACAAGTGGCGGTTCAGGTGTATTCGTAGGCGATGGAATAGTACAATCGTCAAACAACGACAACTCAAGCGTTTTCTCTTCTATCAATACATCAGTTCTAGAAGGCGCAAACAATTCGACTGCTATCGTGTGCAACGACTTTGCAATGACAAAGCCAAACACTTTGTACATTGGTAACTACGAGATGTATCCAAACTTCTTGAGCGGTGGCGCAGTTCGCACAGAGACAACAAACTACAACGTCACAAAAGACGATTGGTTGATTCTATGCGATGGCACAGGCGGAGGATTCACGGTGACTTTGCCTGACCCGACAAATCTAAGTGGCAAACATTGGGTATTCTTGAAAACAAACTCAGCGCATTCAATCACAATAGACACAGCAACGACAGCAACAATCAATGGTTCAGATACAGAAGTCATCAACAATCATTGGGAGAAGAAATGGATTGTTTGTGATGGTACAAATTTTTATGTAATCGGTAACGGATAAAAAATGGCTATAAAATCAACGGTAGAACTCGAAGTCAAATCGAATCTTAAAGGCTTCAAAGGCGAGATTCGTCAAGCAACAATCGAAGCACAAGAAGCGGTTCGCGCTTTTGGTGAATTTTCACCTGAAGCAATTAAAGCAGAAAAAAGGCTTGCAGAACTTCGCGACAGAATGGAAGACTTCAATGACCGAGTCTCTGCTGTCAATCCCGATAAGTTCGCGCAAGTACAAACAATCGTTCAAGGTGTTTCTCGTGGCTTTCAAGCCGCGCAAGGTGCAATGGCTCTTTTTGGAAGTGAAACAGAAGACTTGCAAAAGACGATGGTCAAATTGCAAGGCGCGATGGCACTTGCTGACGGACTTGAAGGTCTTGGGAAAATTCAGCAACAATTCACAGCGATTTTTAGTGGTGTCGTTAGTGGTGCAAAAAAGGCGTTTGATGCAATTAAGGCAGGTATTGGGTCAACAGGAATTGGGTTACTAGTTGTCGCTCTTGGGTCGATTGTCACATATTGGGAAGACATTAGACTAGCAATCTTTGGTGTATCGGAAGAAACTAAAAAAGCAAAAGCCGAGCAAGACAAATACAACCAAAGTATGAAAGAATTGAATCGAGAGAGAGAGATTCTTGAAAAGGGCGAATTGGCAGGCAAACAAAGTGAGTTGAATGATTTGTTAGATGAACAAAATAAACTAGATGAAAGATACGCTCACATACAAAAAGAATTAAAAATAATCGAGCAAGGTCGTATGTTGTCGCAAGTTGACGCAGACCAAGAAAGAGAAAAAAGATTAAAAAAGGAATTATCAGATTATAGTTTGAGAACTGCTAAAATAGGCAATGAGCAAACGAAACTATACAAAGAAATACGCGCTCTAGAAGACGAGCAAAAAGAAAAAGACAAAGCAAAAGATAAAGCCGATGCAGATAGAGCAAAAGAAAGAAAAGCACAACGAGACGCAGAACTTGAAGACATAAGAAGTCTCAATCAACAATTAAGAATGCTTCAAGCAGACGAAGCAAATCGTGAATTATTGGCAATACAACAATGGTACGAAGACGCTCGTAAACAATACGCAAAAAATCAAGAAGCACTTCTAATTTTAGAGAATATCTACAACTACAAGCGTCAAGAATTACGTGAGAAAGATTTGAAGAATGCTGAAAAAGGCATCACAAAACAAGTAGACGCCGTCAAGTTTGGAGAAGAAACAAAAGTCAAACTTGCAGAGCAAACATATCGTCGACAATACACAGACTCCGAGAAGTTTAAATTGTTTGTTCAAGTAAACAACGCAGAACTTTTGCAACTAGCACAAGACTTTTTTGATGTAAGCGCAGAACTTGCAGAGAGTTTCGCACGTAAAGACGAAGAGTCACAGAAGAAAGCATTCAACTTCTCAAAAGCGATGAAGATTGCGTCGACTATTATGGCAACTATCGAGGGTGTACAAAACGCGTTCAAGACTGCGCAAGATTCACCTATCACCGCCGCAGTTCCTGCATATCCTTTTATACAAGCAGGTCTCGCAGGTGCGTTCGGTGTTGCACAAGTAGCAAAACTAAAAGCAACAAAGTTCAATACACAACAACCTAGTCAACAAAGTGGAGGTGGTGTACCACAAATGAGCGCACCTCAAACAAGTTCTTCACTACTTCAACAAGGTGGCAACGAACAACTCACTCAACAACAACGAGTGTACGTTCTAGAAGGCGACATCACTCGCACTCAACAACGAGTATCGAATAACAAAAAAGTATCTATTGTCAAATAAACGCTATTTAAGACTATGAATCTACCTATCTACCGACTAGACATCAACGAGTTTGACGACGAAACAGGCATTGACTTCGTGTCACTTGTTGAAGCACCTGCAGTCGAGAGAGACTTTCAAGCATTCAATCAAGAGTTTGTAGAACCACAAGCAAACGAGAGCGAAGAAGAGTTTGTTGCGCGTTGTATACCTGTAATGATAAATGAGGGCAAAGACAACGAACAAGCAGTCGCAATCTGCTACGCTATGTATCAAGACAAACAAACATTCTTTGAAGACTATCCACAAGGCGCAATTGACAACGCACAACGTGGCATAGACTTGAACGAGAAAGTCGACAACAAGTGCGCAACTCTAGTTGGCAAAGCAAGAGCGAATCAATTAATCAAGCGCGAGAACTTGTCACTTGAAACTATCAAGCGCACATATTCGTACTTGTCTAGAGCGAAAACATACTACAACGCAAATGACACAGAAGCGTGTGGGACTATCTCTTATTTGCTTTGGGGTGGTGACGAGATGCTACGCTATTGCGAGAAAGTTCTTGATTTGAAGAGCGAGAAGTTCTCGATTCAAGACGAAGAGAAGCGCATCGTGAGTGGTGTTGCTATGATTGCAGATATGCCAATCTATCGTCGTGACGCTATTCGTGGTGAGTACTACGTTGTATTCGACAAAGAGTCTATCTTCAAGATTGCTAAAAAGTGGGCGCGTTCAAACAAGTACGACAGCGTCAACGCACATCACAAAACACCAATCGAAGAAGGTGTGTCTTTGTTCGAATCATTCATTGTAGATAGAGAGAGAGGTGTGATGCCTCCAAAAGGATATGATGACGTAGCAGATGGCTCGTGGTTCGTGTCTTACTTAATAGACAACGACGATGTGTGGGCAAAAGTAAAAGCAGGAGAGTTCAAAGGTTTCTCTGTCGAAGGTGTCTTTGATTTCGTGAGCGAACTAGACGAAGAACTACAAGTCATCGAGCAACTCAAGCGCATCTTATCTCAATGGGATGGTCAATAAAATTGCAACACTAAACAACAAAATATATTTTACTATGATGAACGCAAAAGAAACTTTGAAGCAAGTCCGCACATTGTTGGGATTTGAAGAAGAAAAAAGTATCTCTTTCGAGACAGCAATGTTGAAAGACGGTACAATCGTAAAATGGGAAGGTGAGTTGTCAGTAGGTACTATCGTAATGGTAGAAACTGCTGAAGGCGATATTCCTGCACCTAATGCAACCCACGAACTAGAAGACGGAACTCTTGTCACTACTCTTGACGGAATTGTAACAGAAATCGTGAAGCCTGAAATGGAAGCACCTGAAGTAGAAATCTCAGTTGAAGCAAAAGAAGAGTTTGCAACCGTATCTCACTTCAACGAAGTAGTAGAAAGTCTTGAGTCTAAGATTGCTCAATTGACTGCTTCTATCGAGTCTCTAGTTGCTGAGCGTGTTTCTCACAAAGAAGCAATGTCTAAGGTTGTAGAATTGGTTGAGAAAGTAATTGACTTGCCAAGCGACGAGCCTACTAAGAAGCCTCACGCCCCTAGCAAGACTGAGTCTCAATTCGAGAACTTGAAAAAATTTGCAAACGCATTGAAAAAATAAACAAATAAAAAAAACAAAAAAATACTATGTCATTCGTTGTATCTTCCCTCAGCAACTACACCAACGAGCAGTCAACTGACTTGTTGGTTAAAGCGTTGTTCGGTTCAAAAACCGCTTCAACTTTGCAAACTGCCGGTCAAGTACAAGTAGGTGTGAAATCATCTGCTTCTTTGAACTTGTTGGCTTCTACCGTTTTCTTCCAAGCCGACGGCTGTGGTTACAATCCAAGTGGTGCTACTACTTTCACTCAGAGAAACATCACCGTTGGTGCTGTTAAAGTTGAAGAGACTTTGTGTCCTAAGACTCTTGAAGCAAAGTGGATGCAAACTCAAATTATGGCGGGTTCTCCTACAATGATTCCTTTCGAAGAGCAAATCGGTAGCGAGAAATCTGCTGTCATCGCTGAGAACATTGAAATCGCAATGTGGCAAGGTGACACCGCAAGTGGAAACCCTAACTTGAATCGCTTCGATGGTTTCAATAAAATCATCGCCGCCGCTTCTCCAACTTTGGCAAACTCTGCACCTACTACTTTCTCTTCTATCACAAACGCAAATATCGACGACATCCTTGACCAAGTTTACGCTAACATTCCCGCTCGTGTTGCTACTAAATCTGATTTGGTTTGCTTCATCGGTGTTGATGCTTTCAAATTGATGTTGGTTAACTTGAAGAACGCTAACTTGTTCCACTACGCTGTTGAAGCAAGTGAAGCAATGGAAATGATTTACCCCGGCACAAATATGAAGTTGATTGCTGTTGGTGGATTGAGCGGTACAAACAAAATCGTTGCAGGTTCTTTGAGCAACTTCTTCGTAGGTACTGACTTAGCAAACGAAGAAGAGTCATACAAATTGTGGTACTCTGAGGACAACGACGAAGTTCGTTTCCGTACTACTTTCAAGTATGGTGTTCAAGTTGCTTACCCTAGCGAAGTTGTATATTTCACCCTCTAATCATTCATAAACAATGGCTTGTCTTCTCACTCAAGGTTTCACTCTAGATTGCAAAGATGCAATCGGAGGTATTAAAAGCATCCACTTAATCTCGTGGACTGCTTCAAAGTTCACTATTGCGAGTGGCGAAGTTACTGCAACCACCGTCGTAAGTGGTGACGTTTATGACTACGAATTGCCTAAAGGTACAGGCTCAATGACTAACACTACAAACGTGAGCGTTGAGAATGGAACTACTTTCAACCAATGTGACGTAGCATTCAAATTGCGTCGCTTGTCTACTAGCAAAAGAAACGAGATGAAACTTCTCGCACAAGGTCGTACTTACACAATCGTGAAAGATAACAACGACACTTGTTGGTTAGTAGGTAACGAATACGGATGCGATGTGACTGCAATGGTTGCGAACAGCGGTACTGCTATGGGCGATTCAAATGGTTACGAAGTGACTTTGTCAGCAATCGAAGCAGAAGCACCCTACAAATTACAATCTAGCGTAGTGACTGCGTTAGGAATTTAACGTACATTTGTAGTTGTTCTTGATTCATATTAGTTTTCAAAAGGAGGGCGTCGCAAGGCGCTCTCTTTTTTGTTACATCTTTTGGTCGTTGCTATTTAATTGAGATGCTTACAATCAACAAAGGTCAAACTAAGTATTGGTACTTAACTCTTACAGAGATTGCAAGTGCGTCTTCATATGTTTTTACTTTTACGCATCGCCAAACATTTACTCAAGTCACTAGAACTTTGAGTGATGTATCAACGCATAAAGAGCGATACAATCAATTTCAATTTGTTGAAGGTACTACTGCTACACTTCTAGAAGGAGAACACGAATACAGCGTTTCTACAAGCGGTGGTGTACTTTGCGAAACAGGTATTCTCAAAGTAGAAACAACAAACACTAGTACACAATACACCCCAACACTCACAGAAAAAATCTACACAATATGAGCAACTCAACAAGCATTATGGCAGGCGGTGATGGTTTCAAATACCATTCTGCGTCAACCGTGACAGGCGTAGCATATAGCGCACTTGTCGTACAAGAAGACACTATCTTCACTTCATTCTCAGTCGATGGTACAAACGTACTTTCTACTCGTGGTTTGAGTGGTGTGACTCTTCAACAAGGCGCGTATCTACCCGCGGGTGGTGCGTCTAAAATCACAGGATTTGTCATCTCTTCAGGTTCAGTAATCGGATACTAAAATATGATAGGCGTAGGAATTGGCACACGAAGCCGTCTATACAAAGGTCAAGCGTGGGATATCGTTCGCGCTTACAAGTCACGTATCACTAGCGATGGTGGGTACTATGAGGGTATTTCTTGTCTATTGCGTAAACTTAACAACTTATGAGCAACTTATTGAGTCAAGCATCGCTTGTAATGATACCAAGCGGATACAAAGAGGATGTTGTATATTCTCAAATTCCTACCAACGGCAACGGAGATTTGACCTTTACCAGAGCATCCAACGCAACGCGCGTAAATAGTTCGGGATTGGTTGAGGTTTGCCCGTGGAATTTGGCTACCAATTCGGAGAATTTTAGCAGTTGGAATTTAGCAAATGTAACTGTTACGACAAATGACATAACCGCACCAAACGGAACTTTAA